AACCAGGATTTGATTCCAGGCCAGAGAGCTTTGGCAAAACTGCCAGTATTGATTACACTCATTTATTAAGTCTCCTTTCTGGATTAAATACCGGCTGTACCAGCGCGGAACTGATGGTTGTTGATGAGAACCAGATACTTTGCATAATCCCCGATGGCATTGCCAACTTTGGGAGACAGGCCAAGAATCTTGACATTGAGGGTTGTGGTTGTGCCGATAGTTGTACCAAGAACAGTTTTGCCATTCCCAGTAGTAGTATCAACAGTGCCCAGAGACAGAGTTGCATTGTTACCAACATCAGTAGCAGCAATACAGGTTGTCTGGGCAGACGAGCTATCAGCAATCTCATAAACAGTGTTAGGGTCAGTATCAACCATAACTTTCATGAGGGTAGATGCTTTGCGATAGCCAAGAGTGAGGTCAGCAGGGTTAGGAACAACGCCAACTACTGCCCCAAGGATTGCTGTGGTGCCTGCCTGTGTGAGCCGAGTTACAACAGGGATTCCATCAGCATCAGCAGTCCCAGTCATTACAACAGAGGTCACTGTCTTGAAATATTTGGTGCTTGTTACTGTGGCTGAACCTGCCCCCAGATTGAGAGTCTCAGTAATAGCTGTGCCATTGGCATCTGTGCCTGTGATCACAACTGTCTTGCCTGAGTGATCAGTTGCACTATCATTCTTGATTGTTACTGGGTGAGCAAGGCCATCACCAGCAGTGGTAGCAGTCAAAGGCCAAGATGCCCCTGTTGCATTACTTGCATAGCCTGTTAAGGAGGCTGCTGAAAGGGTGTAGACAAATCTACGTGGTCTCATGTGAGCCTCCCCTTACAGGTATTCAACAACAACAGAATATGGGCCACCAGCAGTTGAAGTGTTGGTGGTTGCCTCTGCCCATAGACCTGTGACATAAACAGGTTTGGACTGACGAGTGAAAGCTGCCCCTGCGAGAGTAGCAGCATCATTCTCCCCAGCAGCACAAGCAGTACCATCAATGGTAGCAAAAGTTGTACTGGTGGTTGAATCTGTGGGCTGAGCAGCAAGGGTAAGAGTGGAAGCATTTTCTGATACTGGGCCAAAGGCGCGGATGCCTATGATCACAGCATTAGCAGGAAGGGTGAATAACTGTTTTGCTGTGGTATCTGTGCGAGCCACAGTTCCAGTTTTAGCCTGAATTACATTGCCAGGTTTTAGCGCCATGTTAATATCCTCCGTGGATTTCGCCCCTCAATGGGGTTTAGTTTAAATATTATCCTTATTTTACTCCAGGTTTAAAGGTAAGTAAAGCTATTTCCAGGCATCTGCTGGAGGGCCAAACTCTTGGTAATCCCCTGTGGTTTCATAGATTCCATCAAGGTTAGCATCAGGCCACTTAATGAGAAGTTCCATGTGGCCTATCACAAGGCGTGGGGCTAAATACAATTGCTTGCCTGAGTTCCTGAAATTATCCCAAAAGAAAATATCTTCATCCAGTTTTCCGCCACCTCTGTTCCATTCGCCATCTTCATCAGGCCTTGACCAGAACCATGGTTTCTTAACCTCTTTCAAGGAAGATACTCTGAAAATGGTAAGCCCAAAGTGGCCTGTGACAATCGGTATAAGAGGCTTTGTTCTCAGTTCATCAAATCTCAACTCCCCAGATTCTGTGGTACAGAGCAACCCTGAGAATCGACCCATCTGCATAGCACAGATAGCATCTGCCTGAGGGTTCTGATCCATGAGCCTTACTAACTGAGCCACTGTCTCCCTGTTATAAAGAGAATCATAGTCAGTTGTAATGATATAGTCATATTCCTCTTTCATAGCCGTCATCATCCCAGAAGAGAGAGACTGGCCCCAAAAGACTCCATACAGATTTCTGTATTCAATGTTGTTTACTGAAAAGGCAGCAAGGGACTGACCCATGAAATCCATATACCCAAGACGTGGGCAACTGCACATAGCAACAATTTTCTTCATGGTTTTACCCCCATAAGATTGAGTGAGAATGGATAAGAGGCACAGTCTGCTATTTCACTCTGCCAGGTCTGTATATCTTTAAGGCCAAAACCTTCCATAATCATTCTCAACTTAGAGGCTGTCCATATAGACTTGTGATAGTCAAGCTCATCAGTCTGACCACCCATGATAATACCTTCAAAGTTCAATTGTTCACCAAGATTGTATCTCCTGATCAGATCATCAAAGTCAGGCACAGCAATCTTGATAACTCCTCCTGACTTTAGGCAATCAATCCAATTGCCAAGGACTTCTATTGATTCTACATGCCCAAAATGTTCAAGAACATGTGAAGCTCTTATTTCAGCTACATTTTTCCACATAATAGGATAGATTCTATCCCCAGTGCTGGCATCTCTGTTATCATAGCCCTCTATAGGGCAGCTTCCACTTCCAAGATTCAATTTCATAAAGACCCCTTTGGGTTAAACATAGAAATAAGGGCAGGAGAATCCTATCCCCTGCCCTATTGTTAACAGCCTACGACATGGATCAAGCCCCAGGAGAACCGTAAATCCCACGTGGGTCAGTGACCCCAAAGGCGCAACGGAAACGGGCACGGAACTTGGCATTGGTGGTATCAAAATCATTGTCCATGCCAAACTCAGTATCAACACGATTCATGTACTTCATGCCATCAGGGCAATTGGTACGGATAAACCATGCATCTGCATCAGTCAGGTAATGGTTGACTTTTGCCCCACCTGAGAACATACCAGTTGACTTCAATGCGTTGATTGCATTGTTGGCTGTGTCGTTCTGGAGGGTAGACTTCAGGATGCGCTCTGCTTCAAACATCAACTCTTTCGGGATGATGAGAGATTTAGGCATAACGCTGATCTTGAGGCCACGGTCATTGGTGAATCCTGCGATGTCGATACACGCCTGCTCCAAAGAGGCTTCAGACAAGTCAGCATTGACAGCAGGGCCATTGGTGAAAGAACCACCAACCTTGGTCGGATGACTGGTAGACCCGCCACCATTGGCACAAGCAATGAGAGTAGCACCATCCCCAAATACATACGAACTGTTGAAAGCGCGGTTGTAGATGTTCGCAGCAAGAATCTCTTTGGTCTGTCTCATGGAGAAGGCCAGAGCTTTGGACTGCTGCTTCCCGATGACAGAGAGGTTGTACTGGTTGTCCTCAATCATTTCCTGTGTGATAACAAAACCCAGCGAGTAGGTCTTGTTCAGGTAACGCATGACGAATGACTGGGAGGCTTCATCAAACAGAATCCCAGAACCTTCAGACTTCTCAGCAGCAAGCCCAAAACCAGACACACCAACTTCCTCTTCATATGCCTTGGTTGAACTTTCCTCATCAAAGAGCATCTTGTACTCTTCAGGCCATTCCTTATAAGTCTGGCCGAACCAGGATTTGATTCCAGGCCAGAGAGCTTTGGCAAAACTGCCAGTATTGATTACACTCATTTATTAAGTCTCCTTTCTGGATTAAATACCGGCTGTACCAGCGCGGAACTGATGGTTGT